CATTCAGAACATTAGTTCCAATAAAACGACCATCATCAGATCCCTTACCCTTAGTATTGGCAGTGGCAATCACATCGAAACCAGCAGCAGGTTGAATGTACTTACCAATTTTTTTCAGGAAGACTCCCTTTCCTTCTAGGATCGATTGAAGGCAAAGAATCTTGTTGGAAGCCAAGTCAATCTCGTCAAGCAGTAGAATCGCACCGCGCTCCAAGGCTTCGATGACTGGACCATTGTGCCAAACGGTCTCACCATTGACAAGACGGAATCCACCAATGAGATCATCTTCATCAGTCTCAATAGTAATGTTTACACGGATCAGTTCACGACCCAACTGAGCACAAGACTGTTCCACCCCGAAAGTTTTCCCGTTACCGCTAAGACCAGTGATAAAGGTAGGGTAAAACAGACGACTGGAAATAATCTTCTTAATGTCCTTAAAATTACCAAACTGGACAAAGGTATCATCTTTTTGGGGGATAAGGTTTTGTTCGATAGCAGGAAGGGCAGCAGGTGCTTGATAAGTTTGTTATAGTTTTTCTTGCACAGTCAGATTCCATTTACCACGACCAACTTTATATTGATCCAATCGTTTGGTCACAGTCTGATAACCAAGACCGTTCATTGCACACCATGCACGAACATCACCACTGGTTACAGATTCTCCATAGAGTCCTTGGAGAGAGGAGACGACGTATTCGGTGGAAAGAGACATTGCTTTGTTTCGATTACTCCGTAATTATAACTGAGGATGACCCGAAACTGGTGGGTGGGTAGACAGGTTTCCGAAGTGTCACAGTGGGTTTGTCCTCAAAAGGTCTGGTGTACTCGTGATGAACTGTCCTGCCAGCATGGAGTCTATTTGTCATATAATCAAATCCTGGCAGTGGATTACAATCGCCACACGTGAAGATATCACACACTGCCATACCCTTCTCTGGCCAAGTGTGAATACTAATATGAGATTCTGCAAGAAGTGTCACCGCAGTAACTCCCTGTGGTTTAAATTGATGAGAGACCGTATTAAGAAACGTGGCACCACATTCTAATGCCGTTTCATATAACACATTCTCAATATAAATTCTGTCATTGAGACAGTCTGGATCGCATTCATAAAGTGTGAAAAGAACATGTTTCATTGGTCAGATCCAATCTGGTTTACGGGATTCGTCACGAAGATAATTAGATGCAACCCAAGGTTTGCTGCTAATGTAATTTTTGTAAGCAGTAAAAGTGTCAATGCTTGTGTCATGTTTAAACTCATCAGGCATTGCCCTCGCAAATGGTGTGGTTTCTTTTCCGCTGCGACCTTGTGGATCAGCAGTTGGTAGAATCTCTTTTGCTGCTAAAAGAGTGTTGTGACATGTATGTCTCTTACCATATCTATGTGTGTATTCGTCACATAGGGCAAGACCATGAGCAAGTAGCCATTGCCAATTAACGACAAATTCATTTGCCCATGCAGTGCAAGGATGATTACGAAAGGCACCCTTCTCAGTGGCATAAGGCGTTCCGTCTGCCTTGGGAAGAGTGCCAAACCCGTGTCCCCATTTGTCAGAGCATACAATAGCAAGCATCTGACAAGTTTCTAGGGGCATCTTGACGATGTGTTTATCTGGAAGGACGATCGCTGACTTGTACGGATCAGGATCCGTGACAAAGATATTCATGCAATCAACTCCACGAATTCCGAAAGAATTTTACGATTAAACTTGGATTTTGTCAAGGACTTTTTGAAGGCAGCACGAATCGTAGATTTCTTCGCACCCTCTTCAACTTCAAACGATGCATCTTGATTCAGATTATTGGAACTGATGCAGAAGAACTTAGTGAAAGAAGGAACATCAATGGCAACTGCTTTGTTTTTCTTGAAGGTCTCAGCATACTTTCCATACAATTCATGCTGTTGATACTGAGTATAATATTTTACAAATCGCATAAACTCACCAGGAGCAGCAAGACGAATGCCAATAAAGTTGACACCAGGAAAATTGTCTTGGAGATTTTTCAAAACGCTGGTGGTGTGAGTGACACAATTATCAAACTTGTAGGTAGTGCGAAGTTTACGATCACGCAGAAACTCAGTGCCATCTTCACGAAAACGACCAGGACAAATTTCAAACTCCTGACTGTAAGTGTATCGCTCAGTAGATTTGATGAGAGGTTGTGATTCTCCATCAGTCAAGATAACAGTTTGAATCTTTTGAGCACCAGTCTCCTTCATAAACTTCGGGAGAATGTCATGGAGAGATAGCAGTGCTTCATTTAGAGGAGTTCCAGACAAACCATACTGAGGAAGAATGTGACAATATGCGCTCAAATCATTTGCGACAGCACAAGTCAAACGCCATAGAGTTATGCATTGGCGTTCAAATTCTTTGGCATTACCCTCACTGGTAAGGAATTCCATCATACGAAACCCACGATCAACCCAGAAACTATTATTGACTGCTTTACTAGGGAATATTTCTTTATCATCGCAATAGAAGGAATGAGTAAATCCATAGACTCGGAAAGGAACACTAACCTTACGGCAGAACCAAACCAGATTCATCAATTGTTTGATGGTGCCACCAAGAATACTACCCATGGATCCAGACCAGTCAAGCACGAAGATCAGTCCGTGGTTTTTACCATCGGGAAGAATCGTTACTTTCTTGAACAGATCTTCATTGTATTTGTAGGTGTGGAGTTTAGTGCAGTCAAGAACACCAGTGCGGCTGGTGGTAGCACGTGCATAAGAGTCGGCAGACTTCTTACACTCAAATTCTTTCACCATGTAGTTGACTTCTTTCTGGGAAGAATTCTTGTACTCTTTGTACAGTGCATCACAACGACCAAGAAATTCTTCTTTCAAGGAATCTTCAATATAAACGGTGTCCCAGTGCTTCTGTAAAGCATCAACGATTTGTTTGTTGGGCACAATAGTTTTTTCAAGATCAAAAATAGGACGCTCATAATAATGATAATCACGACTTTGATGATTGATCAGTGATTTGAGTTTGTCTTCCAGACTATCAGCAGTGTTTACAGAAGGTTCAAGAGATTGATCAGAATCCACCCCAGAATCAAGATTGTCATCACCATCGTCGCCTTCATCAAGATCATCAGAAGTGCCAGAAGGATCGGTATCAGTGGAACTCCCACCACCAGAAGTAGAAGTATCAGAAGAGTTGCTTTGAGTGGACTGTTGTTCTTCCAGATCTTCTTGATTTTCTTTTTTAGTTTCTGGAACATTGTTTTGCTTTTTGCAGTAGGCATAGAGAAGTTCAGCAGCAGTTACAGCATCGGCAAAGGATTCTGCCTCAGCGATCGAATTGATGATGTCCATCTCCTCACCTCTTGCAATGGGGATGTCACCATACTTACCAATCTTGAACCAAAGGTTAGCACGATCGGCAAGGTTCATCTTGCTCAAATCTTCATTCTCAATCGAGAAGAAGTCCATTTCATGAAGTTCCTGATAACCCTTGAAGAAGGTCTTGGCAAGACCAGGAAAGCGACGCTTGATTAGTTTCTCAATGCGAGCATCCTCAGTCACATTGATGAACTGGTGAGGAACAGTTTTCGGAGGATCTTCGTTTGGAGTGTAGAGAGCATGACCGACTTCATGCGCCACCAGCAGATCAAAGATAGTATCAGTGGCTTTCTCCCAGATAGGCAAAGTCAGAACACGGGTGTCCACATTGAACTGTGCCGTCTTGATATTACGGTGCTCAACAATGAGGTTCTCTTGTGCCAGGAGTTTAGCAACCGTGCCTTTGACTTCTAGATTGATCATGCCGTTCTCTCAGGTATGCACCCATAATACGACGAAACCGCCTTGTTAGGGCGGTTCATGTGACGCTTCTTCAACTGTCTAAGAGACTCCCTTCGGGCTCGGAGTCTGCCCTTACAGGTGCCTTTGCCTTTTTTGTCTTTGCCAGAATTGTGTTTCCAGTTTGGAGTTGTCATTGGACTTTGCGTGAGAAACCTTTTACCTTCTCAAATTTTATCACATTCTCAAATTTGTCAAATAAACTCTCCTTATGAGAAATGATGAATACATTTGCACCTTTGATTACATAACGAATAATTTTAAGGAAATCATCTGTGCCAAGACCATCAAGAGAACTATCAAACACCTCATCCATAATCAGTAAGTTTGTACTGACGGAGTTTTTAAATGCTGCTACCTCTCGCCAAGTAAACAAAAGTGCTAGATCGATTCTCATCTTCTCTCCCTCGCTGAAAGAAGCATATGAGAAATTATCATGAATGGGAGACTGAACAGTCTCATTAAACTCTTCATCAAGTTGGAAGTTGATGAAGAAGTCCATCATTTGAAGATAACGATTGACTTGTTTGTTGATTAGGGGGAGGTACTGTTTAATAATTTTAGTTTTAACTCCCCCGTCCTTTAATAAGGAGTATGCAAAATCGTGATTCTTGATTGATTCAGTTTTAGTTGCTAACTCTTCATAAGTCCCCTGTAAAGTTTCATTGAAGTCGTTTAACTTCTCATGCTCAGAATTTCTGTTTGCAAGCTGGTCGGTAATTCTTTGAATTTCCGATTCCAGGTCTCGGCATTGACGTTGTAGTCCAGAAACCCGAATAGTGTTTTGAGAAACTTCATTTGTTAGGGCAGATACCTCCTGTGAGAGCTCTTTGTATTGGGACTCTCTTGACTCCTCCTCTTTTATTTTAGAGTCTAAGTCGCACAGACCTTCATGTAATTTATCTATTGAAGCGTTGAGTGTCCCAATTCTATTTAACCTAAACTCTTCTTCAATACTCTGTGTACAGGTAGGGCATACCGAATTATCAGAGAAGAACTGCACTTCCTCATCAGAAGAATCTTTCTTTCCTTGAATTTTTGCACGTAGATTACTTAGTTTACGAAGAGTGCTTGAATCAAAAGATACCTCTCCAATCTCATTTATTTTCTCAGTGAGGTTTTCATTCTGAGTGAGATATTTCCCTGCTTCTTTTGCAATATCTTTGATCTTACTTTTCTTCTTTTCAATATCTTCTTTACCGCTTTTTTCAATCTGTTCGATAAACTCTTTCTGCATTTTGAGTTTTTCTTTCAGAGAATCTTTTTTAAGTTCAAGAGTTCTAGTTTCTTCTCTGATTGTACGAATTTTTTCTTTGATCAACATATTCATAGAAGAGAAGATCTTGATATCAAGAAGATCCTCAATGACCTCTCTACGGTGCGCTGAGGGCAGTTGCATGAAGGGAACGAAGGTAGAGCTACCCAAGATCACAATTTGAGTAAACGACTTGAAATTAAGTTTCAAGATACTCTGCTCCAACTTCTTTTGTTGGTCAACCGCAGATGCATCTTGGTCTTGTAATTCTCCATTGATCCAGATCTCAAACTTTGCTGGTTTGAGTCCGCGAACAATTTTATACTCGTTTCCTTTGATGTCAAATTCTACTTCTACACAACAATCTTTTTCATTTACTGAGTTGATTAGTTGTGGTTTATTGATTTTACGAAATGGTTTGTTGAACAATGAAAACGTAAGAGCATCAAGAATCGTAGACTTACCAGAACCGTTTGTTCCGACAATCATCGTATTCTGATCTGTATTCAATTGAACTTCTGTCCATTGATTACCAGTGGAGAGAAAGTTCTTCCATCGAATAGTCTTAAACGTTATCATGAAATGGAGTTCGCGGTGGGATTACAATATCGTTCTTTGTTATGATAGCATATTTTGTGGAAGAATACTCACATGCCTTAACCATCATTTGTGGATCTATCTCTATGACATGCATGGAGGGATAATCATCCTCTTCTAACATCATAGCATATCTCATTGCATCATCTTCTTCTTCGAAGAGGTAAAGTACACGTTCACCATCTTCATTTGCTACGGAGTATGCACCCTCGTCTTCTTTGCCTTCGATGGTGAGTACAAACATTAGATTACCTCACAAGCTTCCTGGTATATATTTCTGATGATATCTTTGACTGCGTTTTTATCTATATTAGTTTCAGATTCATCAAGGTATCTACTTAGAATAGAAAGCGTATCTTCTGATTGCTCAATATTGAATTCTTCGTTCTCACTAATTGCAAAGTTTTCAACGACTTTTAGATCTGCAAGACCAGAATCCATCATCTTATCAACGAACTGCTCAAACTTTTTAGCGTCTGTTTTTTTACGAACAATCAGTTTAACAATTTTGTTTTTATATTCTGAGAAGTTGAAGGTCTGATGTGGGGTGTCTTCATAGTAAAGACGATAGAACATCTTAAATGGATTATCAACTGGTGTATGATCTAGGGTCTTTGTATCGAAGAGATGGAAACCACGAACATCTTCTAGATCGTTCCAATAGATTTCATATGGATTGCCAAGGTAATGTATATTATCTTCTGAACTTCTGTGATGGTAATGTCCCGAATATACTTTCTCAAATTTCTTATATGGATTTCTATTTGCACCATGTTCCATCAGGTGCAATTTATTTGCATAGAAACCTTGCAACTCCAAGTGACCCATAACAATAGGACACTTGGATTTTTCTAATGAAGAATATGTAGATGCTTCATTCTCAGAATTGATCCAAGGAACCATTGCAATATCAAGACCATCAATATTGATTTCTTCATACTCTGAGATCACATGAACGTTATCATATTCACGGAGCAGGAGATCAACTGCATTGATATTATTGGTGTTCTTGTAGTAAGCTGTATGATTACCAACAATTGTATACACCTTAATGCCCATTTCTTTTAGGCGATCATAGTAATTATCCTTTGCCCATGCCAAAGCAGAATAATTAATACCCGTTCGATTGTCGAACGTGTCTCCCATATCAATCACACACTTGATTTTTTTCTCTTCAAGTGTGGGAAAGAATACTTCGTTATAGAACTTCAAAAAGAAGTCATGGAATAACTTAGAATTCTTACGGGCACCAAAGTGCTGGTCTGAGATAATAGCAACAGTCACGAACGAAGTTTAATGTGTACGTTATCCTTAATGCTATTATAGTTGGAATAGTTGTTCCCGTCAAGTGTGTTGTTATCCACGAATACTTCATCGTATCCAGAGCGTTCAAGAATCTTGTTCTTGATTTCCATTTGCTTTTTCTCTCTTTGAATCCGTCTCAGAAAAGCGTAGTGAATAATCTGAGTGAAATATGCAAAGGGATTCTGTGATTTTTCTGGATTGAAGTTATTAATATATTGAATACAGTTCTCAATACCATCACAAACCATGTCATCTTTGAACATGTAGTTGACAAAGTTTGGTTTATATGAAAGGTGTGTTGCAATCTTCAAAAAACATTCACCAAGATAGTTTGTGATTCTTGGTTTGTTCGGACTCTTCCAGGTTTTTAAGATTTCAAACTGCTCATCAGGACTCATACTAGCAAGATTAGGAATCTCTTTCTCAGCAGCTCTACGAACCTTGATTTTATACTCAATGATAGCAGCAAGAAAATCTTTATTGTTGACGTAATGTTCTGATCTCTTACGTGTTTTTGGCATATTAGTTATTAACATGTTTTATAACCATTATTATTAATAATATTATACCATATTTTAGGGGCTTGACAAGTCCTTAAAATACCACTAGAATAACTCTGTGGAGGTTCAAGAGAAATTATAGCTTATATAACTTCTCTAATACCTCTTTTGCTTCGATTACACTAGATATATATCCCATTTCACGATTAATTGAAGATCTGCTACTAGATGAATCGAAAGATGATTCTCTAACATATGAATTATAGACTTCAATTATTTCAATATTATCACTTTCGCTGATTGTAAGAACACGATTCATATCAATAATGAACATGTCATCAGATGAAGTTTTTAACCATGGTTCTACTTTATAACCAATGGTTCCCCATTTTTTCATCTTCACCTCTTCAAATGTCACTGGATTAGAAAGAAGTAAAAGTGTTCTTTCATCTTCTTCGCACACAGAAACCTTTGCAAAGATTTCCTCACCAGAGATTAATTTTATTGATGCGTAAAAATCGTCTTCCATATTCACTTTAAGTTAACTGTGATGATTTCATAATTGAAGTTCTCCTCGTTGTAGATTTTGATACGTTCAATTAAATGATTCAATGTGTAGTTTTTTCTTTGATTATGTGTACAATCATCAGCAATGTCATAGAGAACAGCTTTTACTTTGTTGTTCCCCTTTCTAAGAATTCGTCCAATGCTTTGAAGGTTTCTGATTCGGGATTTACTAGGTGAGGCAAAGATAACATTATGTAGATTTTTAATATTGATACCAGTAGAGAAAGTTCCATAAGAGGCAACGATGATAGCGTTTGATTCTCTTTCTGTGATTTCCCTAACTAGTTCACGCTCCTGAGCATCTACTCCACCATGCACGAAGAAAACCTTTCGATTTTCATCTGCTTTTTTGTTATTTATTTCCTCGTAAAGGACCTGACCGTGAGATTCAACTCTTGAATAAAGAACAAGAGTATTTCCTTTTAGATCTAATGTAAGATTTGTGATAAACTTATTTCGTTGTTGATGTCCAATAATGTATTGAACCTCATCCTCAAAGTTCTCAAACTTTTGTGGTGGATGTTTGAGTAGGATACAGTTGATATCTAACTTAGAAAGATATCCTTTCTGCATTAACTCCTCTGTACGGATGATCTTGTATGATGGTCCAAACAGTCCCTCTAAGACCCATTTATGCGTCTGTGTGCCGTCTAATGTCCCTGTGAACCCAAATCTGTGTTTGGCAGTATGTAACTTAGTCATGATCTGTACAAGAGACTTAGATTTGAAAAGATGAGCTTCATCTCCAATCACAACATCAAATCTCTCAAACCACTTCCTATCAAGTTTATAGATAGATTGCCACGTAGTGATCACAATTGGCCGATTATCCGTCTTTTCGCGCCCAGAGTAGATGCGGTGACAATACTCCTCTGCCTCCCAGCCATAATCCTCAAAGTCCTTATACATCTGCTCTACCAAACTTGTCGTTGGAACAACTACCAGGGTATTTTTGTTGTGCTCTGTATAATATCTGGCGAGAGAATAAATCATCAAAGATTTGCCAGATGCAGTTGGACTTATCAATAATCTTCTATTGTGTCTTAGAGCATCGTATACTCCCTCTATTTGGTATTCACGTGGTTCGTGAACGGAAATAGATTTCATATAATCTTTTACACCCTCCTTTGAGATAGACTCATTGATTTCAAAAGGAGTTCCAAAAAACTTGTTATCAACAAACTTATATTCGTATCCGTAGCGTTTGCAAAATGATATAAGTTTGTCTAAAAGACCAACGTAGATTTCACCTGTTGCCGTAGAGAAAAGGCGAATCTTTCCATCCCAGTATTTGTTTCGATACTGAGGCATAAATTTTGCACCAGGAACATCAAATGTAAACTCCTCAGATAGTTCCTGGTAGACATGAGGTTCTGCTTTTATTTTAAGATATACTTCGTTCTTTTTTTCAATACTGAGTTCAACCATAACCTGCTACGAATTTTTGCCACTCGATAGCATTCTTGATTTGATAAGTGCGATTACTTATTTGTTTTAGAATGCTCTCAATATAATTTAGTTGAGTTTCGTAGTAGTCGATTTTGAGATTGACATTCATCAACTTTTCATCAGCATCCAGATACTTTTGCATTGTATCTTTGTCACGAATCTTCTTTGGAAATGGATTCTCAATGTAAACTTCTGGATCTGCTTTTCCAGAAAAATATTCGTATCGTTCATGACGAATATTTTTTCTCTGCTGCTCTGCTTTCTTTCTTAGCAACAAAGTATTGTTAAACATTTCATGATATTTCGCATGAAGTGCAGGTATCTTTAATGATTCGTCGTGAAGATTATCTTTATCAATCTGTGAGTCTTTCTCCCACATACTTTGTATATCATCAAGATTCATAAAGGATTGCCAGCCAAGTCAGTGATAGTATATACAGTATACTTGAAAGTACACTCTGCTGTAAAGTAATCAACGTCTGTTGGGGTAGCATCAAAATCCAAAGTTGTCAAGGATATCGGGAACATTCCTTTGAACTTCACGAGAAACTGTGGATTCATTGTGCTATTTAAAACTTCTAACGTAGCATCGGAATATAAAAGTTCTTCCGATTTGTTAAATTCTCTATTGTATAGTTTTGCATACTCGGTGTATTCCGAATATATCTCTGCCAAACTTTCTGGGAAACCAAGACCTCTCATCCAGTTTTGAATCTGCATGTAGTTTTTAAGATCTTCATCGACCAGAAATCTTAGGTTGAAATCTGAAAACTGTAACTTTTCACCTGGTCTTGGAATATCATTCAAATAGTTTGGTTGAGTTGCAACACCAAGATCAATACCAGGAATCTGTGCTGTATTGGAAAAGAAACTAACTTTGGGACAGCGTTGCAGAGTGAAATTAAAACCTGTTGGTGACAGATAATTTCTATTCTGTATCTGCTTATCATAAATGGAACGTGCCATGAGTTATTTTCTATGAAATGCTTCTGGTTCTGTTTCGTGTATCCAATCTTTGAGGTTTCTTACGTAATCTCTTAATTTTTCTGCCTGTTTTTCGTGGAAGGGATCATTTGTATCAAGATATAATTCTGTGTGGAGATCTACTCCATCAAGGCACCTCTTTATGATAGGGTTCCACGGCTCCCTAAAAGAGGTATTCCATTCACGTGGCATACAAGGTCACGATCACCTCATATAAGTAACATATTATTTAGATAAAAAAAGGGACCCTTTCAGGTCCCTCGCACTTCCTCCACACAAAGGATATTTATATCACATCAAGTTAGTGACCTTGACGCGACGATAGTAACGGTTAGCAGAAGGATTCAGGTTACCGAGACCCTGGTTGGTGCCCTCAGCAAATGGGTTAGCGACCAGACCGTAACGGGTCTTGAAGCCAATCTTAGGCTGGAAGTTGTTCTCACCAACGGCACGAACCATTTGGAGAGGAACATAAGGGCAGTAGAAGAGACCAGCGTCATAAGGTGAAGAACCCTTATAACCTACAACGTAGTACTGGTTAGCAGCAACGTTAGCAGCATATGGGTCAATGTAGACGCGATACTTACCATTGATAGTACCAGCAAAGGTGTTGCCAGTGTCATCAACGTTCAGGTTAGCGTTCAGAGCAGGAGTGTAATCCAGAACACCAGCCATGGTCAGAGCAGACGCAACGTCGGCACTGGTCATGATGATGTTGCCCTTTCCTCTACGAGTTCTTTGTGCGATTGCGTTAGCGTCGCGCTCGATTTGGAACAGCAGACCTTTGAACTTCTCAACAGACCAACGACCGTTGGAGTCAACGTCCAGGTTGAACTCACCAGCGGTAGCGGTGTTGACGGTAGCACCCTGCTCAGCGACCTTATAGATCGAGCGGATGACCTCACGGTTGATCTCAGCCAGAATCTCAGTGGAGAGAATGTTGGCGAGTTCAGCCTCAGCGTTCAGACCGTGAATTGCTTTCAGGTCTTGTGCCAGTTCCAGTGAGTACTCAGCTTTCAGAGCACGTGAACGGGCAGTAACGGTGACCTTCTCGATCGAGAATGCCATCTCGTTGAAGGCATTGGTGGTGGTGCCATCCAGTGCCTCAGCATCGGCAGTACCCATGCCCTGACCAACGTTATAACCGTCAGTAGCAGCAGTTCCAACAGGGTTGAGAACAGATGGGTTGGTGCCAGACTGTGAAGTAGTACCGAAACCAGCAGCTACGTCAGAGAAGTAGCTGGTGTTGTCGAAGCCATGATCCATGCCAGAGAAGGCAGTATCTGCTTCGTTATAGAATGCCTCAGCACCGCTCATACCTGGGGTTCCAGGAGCAGCGTAGCGTGAACGCATTGCGAAGATCAGTCCAGTAGGACCGTTCATTGGTTGAACGCCAGCCAGGTCATAAGCAACCAGGTTAGGCATTGAGCGTCTGATCAGGGAGATCAGAACAGGGTCGAAACCAGCAACAGGACCAGCGGCAGTAGCGTCGGCGCTAAAACCAGCAGCACTGGTGCTGCTATTGGTGTTGACCGTTGGGGTCTCCATCAGGTTCATGCCACTGTTAAAGGCATTTTCCTCACGGAGGAATCTTTCTTGGTTTTCCAGCAGAACAGCGGTTACAGCTCTACGATGGGAATCTTTGATTCCACCATCATGATCGAGAAGAGGCTTCCACTTTTCTACCAGATGCTCGGATTGGAACATTGGTTTTTACCTTGGTAAACGATTGGGTTTGGTTAATGTTAAATTCACTTATTCATCTTGCTGAGAATATCAAGGTATGAAGACATACCACCAGCAACAGGTGCTTCGGTATGATCTACACCCTCAGAAAGAGTATCAGCGGTTGATGATTGAGATACTGACTTAGGAGCGGAGAAATAAGATTCTCTCAGGGTAGTCAGTTTTTCTCTGAACGATTCTTCACTTTCAAACTCAACACCTTCGGCAAGTGAAGCGAGCTTCTCTCTTTGAGTCTGTGCAAGACCCTCAGATACATCGGAGAGAATTCCATCAGCAATCGACTCTGCGAGACGCTTGTTAAGGGAAATATTCTTTTCGATTTGCTCGTTGAGTTTAGTCTCCATGTCATCTAACTTGTCTGTCATCGCAGACAAGACATCATATTTTTCCTCAGGGATGTTCACATAATGTTCTTCAAAAAGTGACTTCATACCTTCCAGGAAGGATTCAGTCATTTCGGTTTTGAGACCACGCTCAACAGCGAGTTCGTTCTCTTGGAGCCACTCATCAGCGACATACTCCAAGTAAGAGTCAACACGCTCTTGAAGTTCGGTCTTCATTTCTTCGATCTCTTCGGAGAGAGCAGCAGCATACTGTTCTTCCAGAGATTCTTTGATTTCTGCAACTTTGGATTTCAGAGCAGCTTCAAAGATGGTCTTTGCCTTTTCCTTGAATTCCTCGGAGAGTTCTTCACCACCGAGAAGAGCATTAACATCCTCTTCAACGTCGATTTCCTCTTCAACAACCTCATTAGTGACCTCTTGGTCCTCTTCGATAGTTGCTTCGGTTTCGAACTCTTCTTCTTCTTTTTTCATGGTAGGCATTGAATCGGCACCTTTGGCACCTTTGTTTACAACATCTCTGACCTGCTTTAATGTGCCGCCTGGTGTTTTCAGTTTGGCACTATCGTCATCGGAACGATAGTTTTCAGGAGTAGGACCACCGAGATCCTCTACACTTGCCAGTTGTGTTCCAGGGTCTGCCATTTTGGGCATTGGATCGCCCGCTTTGGCACCCGAATTAACGGCAGTGCGGGACTGTTGTGTCTTTACTTCCATTTCTTGTAAATTTCCACGCGACATTTGAAATAAACCTATTTTGGTATTATCTTTATTTATTTATAATCAGATGTTTTGCAAAAAGTCATTAAAGAGACTTAATTTCTTTTCATCCAATTGTTTTTGATCAACAAGAGTGTTAATCTGTGCATATGTTTTAGCAGCATACTTCTCACGAAGAATACCACCATCCCATACCCACTCTTTTCCTTCCATGATTCCTTCAACAAAAGCATCAGGAGCAGAAGGATCAGCAACGATATCAGCAGCAGTTGCTAACATGAAGTCGTCACCAACAACATTGATTCCCTCTCTTGTGAGTTTGAGTGAACCAATTCCTCTGGAAGAGACACCAAGTTTGACACCTTCCTCTACCAGAGAAGCAGCAATCTTACCCATTGGGGTGTTGAGGATTTTTGCCTTACCGATAAAGTTAGAACCACTCTCTCTGAGTGATACAATCTTATGGGAAACACGATCCAGGTTTACAGTTGGACCTTCGGGGTGACCGAGTTCGCCAAGAGCACGTCCTTTTTGGATATGATTCTCATTGTATCTTCCAACTTCACGGCGAAGTGTCTCCATAGGATACATACGCCCATTGCGGTTCTTGATGTTTCCTTGAAGGAAAACACCCTCGATATAAAGTTGCTTCTTACCGCCTTTGTTTTCGACAAGAAATTCAACTGATTCGATTTCTTCTGTGATGAGTTTCATTAGGAGATACCGCTTGTTTGAACTTGAATGAGTTGGACTGTTGTTCCAGTTCCGCTAGCTTTGGCAGAAACTTTAAGTGAGTTTCTCATCTCAGAACCATTAAAGGTTGCTGTTGATGCACCAGAAACAGTTGCACTTGAAGTGTCTTTTGTGACTACAACTCTTGTGGAATAATAACCAGTTGCATGAGATGCTGAGGTTAGAACTCTTTCAATAGGAAGATGAGTTCCGTTCAATGAATCGGGAGTGATACCTGTGATCGTAACAGTGTCACCAACATTAAATGTAGTTCCAGTTCCCTCTGGGAAGTGATAAACAGTTGAAGCACCAGTGGTGATTCCGCTGATTGGTTGTGACTTTGGTGTCAAAGAAAGAGTCGCAGAAGTATCAGCAACAACAACGTAATCTAAATCAGTTGCAGTTGGATCAGTTCCAATAGCAACATTAATATCATCAGATCCTACCGCAGTGATCCTAAGAGAATCTGATCTCACTGAAAATGGTTGAGATGTAGTTACACCATTTGCACTAGCAAAATATGTGCCAGTGCCCACTATTGGATTATGAGCCATTACTCCTCCTCGGATTCGGTTTCGATTTCATCTTCAAAGTCATCTTCAATTTCTTCTGCACCAAACAATGACGAAGCAGCAACAGGTTTCAGAGCATCAACTCTCTCTGCTGCTTTTGCATAAAGAATTTCTTTCATTTTATCCGAAACCTCCGAAGGAGATTCACCAGTCACCATAAGATCCATTAATTCTTCCATTGTTTAGAAATATATTAAGACTGTATTTATTTATATTTCTCCACCT